GTTGTGCTATTTGTAGCATTATTAATTGAACCCAATTTTTCTTGAAAGTCTTTTTCAATAGCAGTTAAACTATCGTTTAATTCTTTTCGGGCTGCCGCTTGTGCTTCTGCCATTTGTTTTTGTGCTTCTGCTAACGCAATAGCCATTTCTTTTTGAGCATCAGCAATAGCACTATCTCTAGTTTTTTCTGCTTCTGCCATTTGTTCATTAAATTTCTTACTGATATCAGCCTGAGCGAGCGCATAGTCATTTTTTTGTTGAGTTAAGAAGTTAGCCATATCAATTTTGGCTTCTGCATATGCTTCGTTAAGTTCAGATGTTGCTAATTTGCCACCAGCATTCATGGTTTGCGCTAATGCGTTTAAACCAGTATTTGTGGTGTTTTCCATATCGCCATAAATAGTCTGCAATTCTTTAATCGCATCGGGTCCAGCCTTTAAAATACTATCTGCTAGTTGTCCACCTATTTCGGGACCTTGTGAAACAACTTGTTCAATAAAAGTTTGGCTAAATCCAGCACCAGCCAACGCAGAAGCCTTTTGCGCTAGTGATTTCATACCAGCCAAACGAGCCTTCATACTGGTTAATAAATCTTCAACAGTTGCCTTACCAGCCTCAATTAAACCTTTAAATATATCTCCAACGCTAAATGAAGTGCCTTGCGCAAAGGCATTACGCAAACGGTCAATAGATGATTTAACTATGGATAATAATTTCTCATTACCTGCCTTAGTTATTTCAGCAATTTTGTTAGTGTTGTCTAAAGATAGTTTTGCTAAATCCTCAGCCTTTTGTTTATTAAGTTTGCCCATTGTGTCGTTAAATGCGGTTTGGGCTTTTGTAATCTTTTCTTGTCCATCAGCATTAATTTTGGCTACATCTTCTTGATAACTCTTATCAATTTCAGCCATTTTCTCGGTAAATTTAGTGCGAGCAGTAGCAATTTTGTCTTGAAAATCTTTAACAATTTTCATATAACCTTCATTAGCCTTTTTGGTTTCAGGACTAATACCTCCACCTTTTACAGTTGCGCCACCTGCGGCATTTGGCATATTGGGAATAGAAGGTGCTTTAAAGTTAAGTCCAATAGATACTTTTTTATCTGCTAATTTATCTAAACCATCACCAAATTTGCGAATATCATTTGCAGTTTTATTAACGGCTTCGGCAGGACCTTTAAATTTATCACCAATACCCGGAATTTTAGATGCAGCACTAAGTAAAGAACCAATAGCACCCACCAAATAACCTACGCCATTAACCACAACTTGTAACATTTTGACTATTGCTTTACGGAAAGTTTCACTAGCGTTCCAAGCAATCACAAATGCGCCTACTAATAAAACTACACCAGCAACTACCAAACCAATAGGGTTAGCATTTAAAGCGGCATTTAAGTTCCATTGTCCAGTAGTTAAGCCAACTTGAACGGCAGTTGCTACTGCTGAAATAGTGCTCCATGCTTTTGTAACCGCAGTAACCACTTTAACAGTTGCGTTATAAGTGGCAAGTGCTACCGTTACAGAAAGAATTACTCCGCCTAAAATAGCAAATACTTTTGCGTTGCGTGAAATAAAATCTATTGCATTTGAAAAAAACTCAACCATATTTTTTAAAATAGGCATTAATGCTCCACCTATTTTTTCAGCAATACTGCCTACTTCTTCTTTTAATATTTGTAATTGAACTTTAAAAGTTTTTGTAGCATTAACGGCTTGTCCACCAATTTTGCCTTGTAATTCGTTCATTGCTTTTGCAACGGCTTCTGATTTAGGTATGGTGGTATCTAATGTAATACCCATTTCTTTAAATGCTTTAGCGTTACCTGCGCTCGCTCTAGCCAAAGTTGCTGATGCTTCTTCAAGGCTCATGTTCTTTACACGGGCAAAATCAGCTGATAGTGCTAATAGATTTTGGCTTTCGGTTACGCTTCCAGTAGCAACAAGAAGTTTATTAAAACCATTTGCCGCTTCTTCATTACCAAAACCTAATTTCTCATAACTATCTGTAAGTTTTTCAATTTGTGAGCGATTAGCCTCTGTGTTAATGCCTAAATTAGACATTGTTTGACCTAGTTTATTGAGTGCTTGTTCGCTTTCATTTGCTTCTTTAATACCTAATGCCGCAAAACCAGCAAATGCCGCACCCATGCCTAATAAAGCACTTGTAGCAATACGACTTGATTTATCTAATGCGGAAACCCCACCGCCAGCCTTAGCGGCTTTACCTTCCATTTTTTCAAGTTCACCATTTACATCTTTAAATTTAGCAATTGCTTGGTCAGCAATAGCCTTAATTTCAAATACTGCTGGTGGAAGAAAACCTGCCATTATTTACCACCCACAGAAAGATGCTTAGCAACAATGCGTGGAGCAATAACCATAAACTTTTTAAATGCTGGTGCCATATATGGAAATCCTCTCTCTGCCGTTGTGCCACGCCAAGATGGTGGTGACCAATTACCGCCTAATTCTACCGCCCTACCGTAAATTATAGTTGGTCCGACAATGGCTTCATACTTACCAAAACCTGTTCTAAATTTTTCTCCACGGATAGAACGCCTCAAATTGCCAGTTCTGTTCATTGGTGGAGAACCAGCCTGTGCCTTTTGTCCAGTAGGTCGTCTGCCTTGTATTTCTTCTTTTGATAATTGAATTAAAGTTGTCATCATTTCATCTCTTGCGTTGCGTGCGCCATCGTCAAGGCTTTTACCAGCCTTTTCAAGTGCGTTTCTAACTAGACGCAGATTTGATGTTATCACTTTCAACCTTTTTCATTAATGAAGAAATGGCAATTACCCAATCTACAAGTCCTGCTGGTTGTTCATCTACTTCCGTAGGTGTCCAACCAAATTCGCTTGCGCATACATAATAAAACCATTCTTCATCTGGATATGTGAACGCTTCGTGCCGTTCGCCACCTTCAAGTAGCCACCTTAATCGTTGGAGTCTGCGAAAGGGCTTTCGGCATCTTTCTCCGTTTCATCTGTTTGAGCAGTTTGTGGAAATAATACTTTTTGTGCATCTTTAGTTGCTTCTGTTAAAGCATCATAATCAGCCATTTCAAGTTCATCAATAGAACTAATACGAATTGACGGAATAATTAAATCTAATGACCAACTCTCAATGAGAACGGCAATTAATCCATCTGTAAGTGATAGGGCTTGCATGATGCCTTCTTCGGCTTTAGCAGCATTTTGAAATATTTTTTTGCGGTCTTTAACACGCAGTTCTTTTGGGTCCCGTAATACAACTTCTGCACCACTAGGTAATTTAATTGTCTTGCTTGCCATCTTTATTTCCTTCCAATCGGTTTGGTTGTGCCTTCCATTATAAGGTGCTAGGGGGCTGGGAGCAGAGGAAGGCGACTGCTACGACCTGCGCCCCCTAGCACTTCTTGTTCTGAAACTTATGCGTAAGTTCCAGAAGCCTTTGCGTTTTGTAGAACCCATTTGATAGGAGCATAACCGCCTGTTGAACCAGCATCGGTAGTGTTACCTTGTCCATTAAGTTCAATTGTTACAGTTACAAAATCATCACCACGGTCAATAACTGCGGCAGTATATGCGCCTTTAGTGATAGTCGCTTGAATTTGAACTGCACTTGCACCAGCGCCATATGCCCAGTTAAGAACAATGGCTGGCTGTGAGTTGCTAAGGAAGTTTGTAAGTTGTGTATCTGCATCCATAACAAACTTAATTGTGCCTGTTACTTCTAATGCGCCAAGAAATACCTGATATGGGTTTTGTGTGTTGCTAATTCCATAAATAGGAGTAACCGCACGCTTCATATCAATATTGCCTTCCATAGCAGTTGTTACGGAAGAACCACCAATAGATACAGTTCCACGCCAAACTGGTGTAGGCAAAACTGTGCTAAATGATGGTGTTGGGTCAGATACGGTTGAACTTACCCAACCTGTTGATTTGGTATCAAACTCTAACATTCCATCTGCATTGAACTTCAAAGAGAAATCAGAGAATTGGCAACCTGGGTAAGAACGAACTCCTACTGCATAAAAATCGGTAAGAGTGTAAGAAATTGGTTGAGTTTCTGTGCTAGATGTTGTTGAGTTTTTTAATGAAATTGTGTGTGTATATGGTGCTGATACGCCAGTAGTTGCTACTGAACCCATAAGACCAGCAATTGCATATCCAACGGTGTCAGCAAATACTGCTCCACCAAAATCAAATGTTGAACGACTACGACCTTGAATATAGTTGTAGTTCATTACATTTGAGCCACGCAACCCTGTATCGTAAAGTGGGTCATAAATATCCGCAGGTTTCAAACTGTCTTTTGCAACTGGGATAAAATCTGTTGGTGCTACTACTGTTCCTTTTGTGACTTCTTTAGCGATACCCACATAGGAACGACTAGATGCTTGTATTGGCATTATTCACTCTCCTGCTTTGTGTCTGTTGTTGTTGGTTTGGTTAATGATTTAGCACTATTAGATGCGACAACATCAACGGCACTAAAGTTTTCTGGGGCGTCAAATTCATCGCCAGAATTGACTACAACTCCAAGCGAAGGGAACACACGCTCATCTGTTCCTATATATTTGTATTTCATGTTTCTCCTATGCTTGTATCATCTCGGTAACATCAAACTGCAGTTCGGCAAAAGTTTCTGTCGCACCGTCGTTCGTAGTTGAAGGTTCTCCGTATGTGCCATTAATTATAGGCTCTGCGCCTTGCCAAACCAAAGTGCCAGTGGTATCACCAAAGTTATGGTCAGAACGCAATCTTGTCTTAATAGCATCAACAAGTGTATCAAAATCTGCCATAGCATCTTGCGCATTTCGTTGTAAAGAGTGGTGAAATATTTGAACAATTACATTGTAATCCACACGCTTCCAACCGTTAGTAGCCCCACCAATAGCCAAGCGTGTTTCATTTTCTGATTGAATAAATATAACTGCTTGCGCACGGCTTAATTGTCCGGGCTGAGCATTTTCTTGAAATTGAATACGCTTTGGAAAAGATGTATGAATTACATTTAAACCAGTAATGGGTGGGTTTGCTAAAAAGGTGTAAAGAGTTTGCCGAACCCCGACACGACCTGCCATTAGCGTATCCTGCGGAAGTTGTCTAGCATTTCAAGGGCGAGTTTTATATCTGTTCCATAGCGACTTGCGCCGTCAGATGTGCCTGCTGGGGCGGTTGTAATCTGCATAGTCATAGAACTATCACCACGAGCCTTCAAAAAAGCGGTTGTGATAAGGATACAAGCCTGTTTGATTGTGTTAGGTATATTTCCTATAGAAGAACCTATTGTGTGGCTATAAGCGAGCGCAGAGGTCAATGGCACGGTTGTAGAGCCATATGTGTAAGTGCTGGCAACTGTTACGGTTTCACTACTTGCGCCATCATAAATTTTTAATCTTTGTCCTACTAAAATGCCTGTTGCGTTAGAAACTGTTAGAGAAGTAGCACCTGCGGTTGCGCTGGCAATACCGTTATTCACATAACCAGCAATATAAGTATATTTACAATAAACCTGTTGGCGTGGCACTCCGTATCCACCAAATGCCAAAGGTCCTTGTGATGAATAACTTGTGGCTACATTTGATAAAGGAATAATAATTTGTTGTTCTTCAAACCAAGATGTTGAACAATCTGTTAATGCCACTAAATTGTTTGGGTTAGTGCCGTATTGAAAATCTGATAAAGCAATAATAGGTGAATTATTTGGGTGTAATGCTACAAAGCCTTCATTTGTAAATCTAGTGCGTTGAGTTTCTACATATTGAGTTGCGTTTAAATTAGCATTCAAATATTCGTCCATAAATGAAGATGCACGCAAGATTACATTTTCTAACTCGGCATCTTGCGCATTACCATTTCCACCAATAACTAAATTATTATAATCAATAGATGTTGGCGCATTTTTGAATTCTGCAATAGTTATGTATTGACTTTCTTGAAAAGTATTGGGAGTTAAGCCTACGGTCATTTATTCCCCATCTCTAGGTGTTTTAGAGTTATCTGTTCCACACCGACTACATTTAGCAAACCAACTACCAAAACCACATTCCATACAAGTATAACCAAGATTTTCATTAAGAGTAGGTCCCATTAAAGATGCTTCAAAAAAGCCTTCTGATTTCATTTGTCGTGCATGATTTGGATTATCAACATTAATAACCCCTTTGCGGTCAGGATTATATTTATATGTGCCTCTAGGTGTTGCTACATCTACGCCACGAACTCCGCCGTCAGATGCTATTAATCTTGCCATTTTATTTCCCTTCCCTTAGATAGAGAGTGGCACAACCGCTATATGCCGTGCCACTCTCCAAAGGATTAACTAAGCGTTAACAATTCCTGATACTGCGCCGTTCCATGCTGGAGCAGTGCAGAAGAATGTTCCACGGAAGTATGTTGAGAACTCATATGCGAACTGAGTTACAGGCCATTGAATGCCCATGTAATCCTGAACCATAAAGTTGCTCCATACATCTGAAACTTCTGTGTCTGGAATTGGAAGTGTGTAGGACACAACTGGGCTTACGCCTTGTGGTAACCATGGGTGAACAGTTAGCGGAACTAACTTACCTGTGATTTCGTTGTGTAGTCCACCAATAGTTGCGCCACCGACATAATCGCCTGTATCTGTTTGTGCCAGATTAATACGATAGTTAGCAGTTGAACCATTTTTAATTGCATCTGAGAGTTGCTTACGGTCTGCGCCGTTTAAGTAAATCTCATCTGGGTCAGCCTTTACTGCATCATACAAGCGTGAGAATACATTTTGGTATTCAACGCCTGGGTTTGATGTTGAGAAGTTGCCGTTAATTGAATTGTTGTAACCTGAATTTGAACCAAGAACTGTTGGAAGAATTCCGTCATAACCAGTTGCGTAAGCAGATGTATCTGCTGATGCGCGAGATGCGGCAGCACCTGAGGTTGAATAAGCGGCATTGTTTCCAGTTAGGTTAGTAGCAGAAGCACCTTGAATGGTGAATGTGCCAGTTCCTTTTAGAGTTCCTTGATACTTCAAGTTAGCAGCGCCAGTTGTAGTTCCAACATAAATGTTGTAACCAAGTGCGCCTGATACTGCTGTTGAAACTGTTACAGTTAAAACATCTCCTGCTGCAACTGCGGTTGATGCTTCTGTTCCTAGAATTGACTCACCAAAACCTGAACCAGAAATACCAGCGTCAGCAGTAACATTTACATAGTAAGTGTTTGCGGCTAATGCGGTTTGTCCTGATGCTACTGGTGATGCAAGTGCAAATGTAGGTGCTGAAAGTGCGCCAGAGTATCCTGATGCAGTTCCACGAGCCATAAGAAGCATTCTTTCTTCCATCAACATTGTTGCATAAAGTGTTGAAGTTGAAGATAGTTGGCGCAAATCCTGATATCCCATACCAGAGAAGTTAGCGTCAAATGACACGCTATCTGATAGTGAGTATGAGTTGTAAGGCAGGATTAAATCGTCAGCACTGTAAGAAATCTTTGGGCCACGCTCGTAGTTAATTGAACCAAAAGCGGTAGTTGTGCTTTCTGTAATGCCGGGCCATGTGTTGCCAATTCCGCCAGTTCCAGTTCCTGTGTAACCAAGAATACGCTTTACACGGTGTGATGTGCCTACGCCTTTTTTACGGGGTAGTTTGTTGCGTAGTGGAGTTGGGCGAGGTGTTAGCAGTTTAGATGGTGCTTCTAGGTCAAAAGCAGCAAAAGATGTGCTAAGTGGAGATGTAAGTGTGATGTCCTTTTGGATATCCTGCATCGCCATGCGTTGTGATGCTAAAGCGTTGTTTAAAGCGCCTACTGCATCAGGTGAAAGAGATTTGTTAGTAACCATGCTTTCAAGTTGTGCTACTGCGTTGCCACTTGCTGTTGCAAATGTTGCTGAGCCGTTTTTGATTGACATAATTGCTGATGGGTCTGTTACGGAATTACCGACAGACTTGTTAAATTCTGCTGAGTATTCGTCCATGCGTGTTGCTGCTTCTTTAGCAGAACCTGCATCGGAAAATAGTTCAGTAGCCTTTGGGGCATTTAGAGCCATTTTGTTCCTTTCGTAAAGAGTTTTATTTAATTGTTATTGCTGAGGCTTTGGCTTCAAAATCCTGAGCCAATTCCTTGTAACCACGAGCCAAATCTTTGTCTGAGGTTACGGCTGACTTCTGGCGGTATTCAGCGGCTTTGGCAAGCAGGTCGCTAAGTTGCACGATTTCTGGTTGCTTAATTGCTGAACGCTTTGGTCCACTTCCTACTGCTTTTGTTTTAGCCGTTGCTAACTCTGTTTCTAACTTATTGATTGCTTCTTTATAAGCATCAATCTCGCTAACAACAGTTGCAGTTGCACTCTTTACGGCTTTTTCAATAATAGCATTTAATGTGCTATCACTTATAGCAGACTTATCCAAGTCCTCATCGGAACTGGAATCTTCTTCTTCAATTACTGTGCCAATTTCTTCAACAGTTGGCAACGGTGTAATTGTGCTCTTAGGTGTATCTGTTGGGCTTACCATTTCGGCAGTAGATACATTGGCACTTCCGTGTGAATTAGAAACATCACCGCAACCGCACTCTAAGCATTTGTGTTTAGCAGATTTATTACCTTCTGCTTCTTCAACTTCTTCCTGAGCGGCTTCTGGTTTTGAACCTTCTGCAGTTTCTTCTTCGGCACTTTCGCCATATTGGGCTTTTAGTTCATCATCTGAACAACCCATTTCTTTGCACATGGCTTCTGCTTCTTTATACATTTTATGTGCTTCTTTAAGTCTTTCTAGCAATTCCTCTTTAGACGGCTTCTCTGAAACCGCTTTAGCATCTTGCTCTACTTCTTGTTCCATATTATCTCCTTTGACGGTTTCAGCATCAATAGTTTCAACCAGTTCCTCAACTTGAACTAAGTTATTTGCATTATCTGATTTCGCAAGCATTAATTTAGCATTTGGATTTGCTGGTCTATCTACTAGCGAAACTTCTACAATTTGTCCATCAATGATGCGACCATTCACGGCTTTTTCATCACGCACTACACGAGGCGAACGAATACCAATGCTAAATCCTTTTAACACTCCAGTTTCTACTTTCTTAACACTAACTGGGTCAACAACAAGTGCAGAAATATAATGACCATCGGAAGTTGAATTTAATTCTTTAGCAACTCCTGCGGCAATATTGCTATGTTGTTCTCTAATATTGCCACCTGTTTTAAACCATTCAGGCATAGCCTTTTCTAACCAACCAGCATCACAGATTTGTTGGTCAATATCTAACGCATCATCTGTTGCCTTACCATATACAAGTAATGTGCCATCTTCTTGTTTTTCTTGCTTAATAATTTCTGAATAAGAAAATGCTAAATCTTTTATTGACATTGATTTCTCCTTATGCCGAGTAAGTAATAACTATTGCGCCAGTAGCAGAAGCGGCGGCTGAAATTGCATAAACAACATCATTTGGGTTTACATAAAATGTTTGTGAAACTGTTGTTGCTATTGTGCGACCAATAGTTGCGCCTGATGTAGTAATAGTTCTATCGCCAATAAAGATTGATGCGCTATGACCGTTATAAATTGTTACTGGTGTTAATGGTCGTGCATCACTATCTACTACAAAAAGAATTGATGCTGTTGTTAAAGTGCTTGCGTTTATATGATTAAATGCCATTTGTTATTCCTCATCTCCGAGTATAAATGATAATGCGTCCTCGCCTATATTGCGAGTATCTACAACATAAGGCGCAATATCACAAACGCAGTTTGGGTGTGCAGGTGGTTCGGTATCTCCACTTGGGAATGTTTCGTCAATACCGATAGGCGAAACATCTGCGTTCTCTTGACATATATCACAAGGGTCAGCAACAAGCCATTGCACTAACTCTACACCACTTTCTTCGTAAAGTTGCCGAGATGCCGCAGTAACCGCACGGCTCATTTCGGTTTGTGTAATAGTTAATGCTCTTTCTGGGTCGTCAATAATATCTTCAATATCTACATCTCTAGGGGTTAAACCATTTTGAAGTGCATAAGCGAGCGCAGTTCCTAAGCGGTCAATACTGGTTCTATTTAAGCCTTGTATAACAATTCCACGATTATCTAACAATGTGCTTAAACCTCTAGGCGGTCTAACTATTGCGGCGGCGGCTCTATTACCAGCCTTCCAGTTATCCCAGTTAATACCTATGGCTCTTTGTAATTGTTGTTTAGTAGGTGCTTTATTAATCTTTGCCTTGGCTAACGCACCCATGCCAATATCATCACCTAATACCCACGCTTCTGAATAAATAACACGAAATGCAGACATTAACGCTTCGCTATTAGGGCGTATATGTGTTCTTGCCCAACTGCGTGCTTCTTCTGTGGTAATAGTGTTGGTAAAACCCATAGCCATAAAGTCATTTATAACGGCATCTATATCAATAGATTGCTTAATGCCATCACGAATTAATTTTGCCCGTCTAGCCGCTAAACGGATTTTGGCTCCGTTTCTTTTTTTCCATACGCCTCTCATGGCGTGCCTACGCTAAATATCGTTCGGCATACCAGCGTGCGCTATCGTAATCCTTTTCACCCACGAATTTGTTTAGCACTTCTGCATAAACTACTGGGACATCTTTAAAGTTAAACGGTCTTGTTGGTGATTTTTTTACAAATCGTAAGAATTGTTTTAACTCAGTTTGTGCCTTTAACCCTTCATCGGGTTGTTCAATTTCGGGCGTGTCGCTTTGTTCTCCAATAGTTAGTTCATTAGGAGTGATGCCATCTTCACCTAAACCGTTAATAGCATTATCAAATGATTTGATGCCGTTTTCTGTAACAAAATAAGCACCTGCTCCAGCGACAATAATAGGCATATCTGCCTCTGGTGCTTCTACTAATGGCATACCTGAGCGTGAGCGTAATTCGTTAATAGTTATGCCGCCTGATTTAAGTTCAATATCTCTAGTGCGTGCAACACTTTCTAAATCTTGACGACCACTTTCCATAAACTTGAATTCAAGTTCTCTAGGCATACCCAAAAATGTATAAGATAAATTACTAATCATTTTGGCTACCCATACGGCAGTAGGCATACCGCCTAACACATCTGAACTTTGTGCTTCTCCTGATTGAAAACCTGCGCCACCCAATCCGCCTTTAGGACTAAATCCGATTTCAGTTGGCATTACACCGTAGTGTCCGCAAATACTATTAACCAAATAATCATCAAGAGTATCTTTAAAGCGCTCGCCATAACCATCAAATTGAATTGGTGTCATACCTGCTGGCAATAAACGAACACGCTTGCGTTGTTCTGTTTGTCCTGATAAATCGCTATTGAAAATGTTTTCGTAAGCCTTTAACAAATCTGGATTATTACCAAAGTTTGCGTCAGTTGCCATTAAGAGTTCGGGTGTAACTCCGTCGGTGTATTCAGCCCGTAACCATTGTTGTCTGCGGAGATAAATGTCAGCAAGGGCAAGAGCCCGTTCAGTTGGTGAGTATCCATAAACCGTAGTCGTTCTACGATTGCGCACCAAATAGGCAAGTTCGTCAGAGGTAAATTCTCCATCTGCATTTTCTCCTTCTGAGGGTGCGGCAAATTCACTACGAGGAAAGCCATACAGAATTTGCTGGAAGGCTGGGTTCGGTGGTGTTGGGCGCATACCTCTATCATCAATTAATGGTTTAATAGTTGAACCATCAAGAATTTGTAGTCCGTATAAATCTCCACCGACAGATGGTTGCGGCCATACTGCCCAAGCATCTAGCACTAATATTTCTTCTAGTGCAATATTTAACCAATCATAAAATAATAATCCATTAGCCTTATCTGGTTGTTCCCAAAATTGGCGTAATCTATCAATCTCTGGAATAAATCTTTCTCTAGCAATAGTCATAGCACGAACTTGTGTGCCACCAATTTCGCTAATAATCTTTTCAGCACTATCTTCTGCAAGAACAATATCCCAGTTAAGTCCTAGAATTTTTGCCTTACTTACTTCAATACATCTACGCAAGATATCAATTTGGTCTGCGGCTGCTCTTAATGTTTTAAATGGGACTAATCTTGTTTCGGTAATATTAATATTTTGTGCAACTTGATATTCATATCTGCGTGGGTCGGGTCTGCCACTTTCAGGATTAGGTGAATTAATAGCACCAGGAATAATTGGCATGCCCGGACTAAATGGCACAGTTGGTGTAATTGGATTACGAGGCAACGCAACAGATTGTCCATAAGTCGTATTGGCACTTTGCTGATTACGCATTTGTGCTTCTGTTAGTGCAACTGCACCAACAGGTAAATTAGGAGCCTTCTGTAATTCGTTGGCTACTCTTTCAGCGATACGGTCAATTAGACCCACTTGTATCTCCTTCTTTTAGCCGTGGACAACTACACGATATTGATTTGAAGTTGGTGCTACTGAGAATAACAGAGTAATTGCAGAGGTGCTCGTATGTTGAACATCGCAAAGAACTTCGGCAAATGGCGCTGAGTTATCATAAACTGCAACTGTCACATCTTTAGTGCTTAGACTATGCGTTACAGTATAAGAAGTTGCTGAACCATCGCCAACGCTTACGGCATATTTGCGAACTGCAATAGTATTATCTAATAAGAAACCTGTTGCTCCTACTGATAAACCACCACTTGCCGCAACAACACCAGTAAAGTTAGAACCAGTTAGCAAGATACCATCTGAGGCGGTGTAAGTTCCAGCGCCAGAGAATTGCGCCCAAACAATATTAGTAGAACCTAAAGTTACAGAATTGTTAGTGCAAACCCAACCTGTATCAGCATTTACAGTTCCTTGTTCTACGAATACATATGCACTAGGAAATTCTGAACCTGCGTCCATATCGGTAGAACGAGTTGGCGCACCTGACGCATTAACAGTATAAATACCATTAACTGTTTGGTCTGTTTGGTTCTTAATAAGAATACGGTTACCAGTTGCTAATGTAACCCCATCTACTACTTGACCATTAGCAAATGCAGTAGCAAGTGTGCCATTAGTTGTTGTTGCGGCTACTACTGATGCTTTGGTATCTAAACCTTGCGCAACGCTATCTACATAACCTTTATTAGCGGCATCTGTATCTGCGGTTGGTGTTGCTAATGAAGTAAGTTTGAAACCTGCCATTGATAAATCAGAAGCAGGAGTAAATGCGTGTGTGTGGTCCTCTTTAGATGGTGTAGATGCTGAACCAGCACTACCAGTTGTTCCACTTACTGCATTAGGTGTAGATGTTCCTAATGCTGGTGTTCCGTGTGTATGGTCAGCACGAGCGTATGTAGTTGCACTTCCATTACCACTACTTGCGCCGTAAGAAGTTTGTGCAGTTACAGAACCAAACGCATTTGTTTGTGTCCATGTAGAACCGTCTGAATAATAAAATAAATAAGTATCTGTTGCGTAGTAGATAGTTCCTGCATCTACTGAACCTGCGGCTGGTCGTGAAGAAAGTAATCCTGATTGAACGGCATTACCAGCAACTTCCCAACGAGTGCCATTGTAAATATAAAGTTGATTATCAACTGTGTTGTAATAAATTTGTCCAGCAGTAGGAGTGGCTGGCGCAGTTGCAAGATTTTGTATAACTGCATTTTGTAATTCGTTCTTGCTTAAATCAATACTAACTAAAAATTTACGGGCCATTTATTTCTCCTATACTACATATGCGATGCCTGTGAAAGCACCTGTGAATGTTATCACCATTTGATTAACAGTTGGGTAAGTTATTGAACCTTCGCATTGTGTCCCAGCACTATCTAATACTACCGCAACTGGATTAAAACCTAAATTGTGATTTATAGTCCAAGTTGCACTAGATACTGATTGAGTATGGGTATATGCAATATCTGAAGGTGTAAATGCTCCTGCTGGACCTTGCGGACCAGGTGCAGATACGGTAATTGTTGGCGTTTCATTTATTACATTTATTACTGGGATTACTGGTGCGACAACAATTATCTCATCAGCCATTAGCGTGTTACCTCTGGCGTTACAACTGCTTGACCTTGCACTAATCTAGTAACAACGCCTGCTGGTGAAGTAATTTCCAAATCATAGAAATATGTGCCTTCATCAATTGCACGAGTTTGTGTAGCAGTAGCACTAATAGCAACTAATCCAGTTGCGCCAGTAATGGTAATTCCTGACCCAGTTGATAAAGATAATACTGCGGTTGGGCTTTCGGGCAAACTGCGTATTTGTAATGCCGCCGTATAACTTGTTAAATTAACTGGTGTGCCATTTGGATTGTCATATTCAACATTCAAATACCAAGTTGCACCTTGGTCAATAGTTACATTGTAAGAAACAGCCACTTATACTCCTAAACTTGTTCCACAATTATTACAAATTGTTGCATTCTTATGCGTAGGCATACTACATGATGAACATAATTGTGCCATAGCCGCAAGTGCAATCATACTAGAACCACCGCTATTTAATTCGGTTAATGCCCATACTAGCGCATCTAATCGGTCAGGGCTTTCATTACTTAGTGGTGTCCATTCACACATTTGCACTTCTAAGTCAGCAAAGTATCCCACATGATGCACTCTGCCTTGTTCATATAAACTACTTATAGGTTCGGCTCTTAATTGTTTACCTCTAGTGGCAGTTACCTTTTTAGTAGGCACGCTGGCATCTACTTGTTTTAATAACATAATAACCATATCGCCACCGTTATTTGTTTCAGCAATAATCTTATCTGCCTTATATTCGTGATAAAGCATTACTGCTTGTCTAGCCCAAGCATCAGGTGAAGCACGCAAAGATTTATCATCAAGTATGTAATAGTCGCCGTTATTACCAATTCCAGCCGCAACTATGCCAGTTTCATCGCTAGTAGCCGCACTTGTAACGGCAGGGTCAATAGCAACTACAACTCTTACTAATGGTGGCGCACTATCTACTCTAGCGGTTTCAATCATTTCTCTAGTCCATAATGCGCCTTCTACATTATCCAGTATTTCGCCATAAAGTTCTTGTCTGCCAAGCCGTGTGTTTTCATAACGCAATTTAAGTTCGGCTAATGCGCTCGCTGCTAAGTTTTTAGCATTATCAAATGTAGAACCACGCTGAACTTGCACACCATCTCTAGTTATTAAGTCCTTAATCAATTTTGTTGGGCGTGGCGTAGTTGTAACAATAGTTTGCGGAAACTCACCTAATCGCAGACCAAACTGATACTGGTCCCATGCATCTGGGTATTTAAATGCCGCTAACTCATCAAACCAACCGCCATGAAACTGTGGTCCTCTAAATCGGTCTGGTTCTTCTCCGCTAAACAATTTAATGCGTGAACCGTTAGTTAAAAAGATTTCACCTATGGAACGGTTATAATCCTTTAGCGTGCCATATTCTTGTAACACTCTAACAATACCGCTTTCACCTTCTGCGCAAGTATCTCTTACATCTCCATAAGTCGGTGCGGCAATAGCCCATCTAGTTCTTGGGTTGCTAGATGCCTGATACGCCAACCATTCTGCGGCAGTGCGTGTTTTACCTGCGCCACGCCCAGCAAGATATAACCAAGTTGTCCAACTCTTATCGCTAGTTGGTAATTGTTCCACTCTCGCTAATTGGTGCGTCCAGCGCACTCGTCTGCTGGCTATTAAGGATAGCGACAAGTCGTTTGACCTCGGAGTCAATTGCGTCATGCTCATAGACATTTACCTCTATCTGTGCCTTCGTTGGCATATCCAAACCAAGTAGTTTGGCACGCCTTTCCATAATTTTCATTAACGCTATAACACTTGGAACTTCTCCTGCTATAACATTTGTCCATATTGCCGCCTGAGCAATATCTAATCTATCCATTTCAACTTTACGAGTTTCTACTACATCAGCATAAACAATACGATTACACGCAGTTACATATGCTTTATGCGCCCCACTAGCACTTGCATAACCTAAGCGGTCAGCAATCATGTCAAATGTTAATCCGCCTCGCCTTAGTTCTAATACTTTGGCTTCTTTTTCTAAAGTGGTGGGATTTAGTTTGCTTTTCTTTGGCATTAGATAGACACCCAACCTAAATATCTTGCATCTGGATTATCTTTTAACCATTGCTCACGCAAAGCATTTTGGTATTGCCAATTAATATCGTTAGACATTTACACCCCCATCATTCACTACATATCGTAGCATTAATTAACGGGTCGTGGGCATAACACTTTAGCAATATCTTCATTAGGTTCTCCTGCGTATCTAAAACCAGTAGTTATTCGGCTACGAGAAAGTCCTAATCTGCCAGTTATAGAAGATGTTTTACCTCTTTGCGCCACTCTTGACGGTTCTCTTATCATCTCCCACTCTTTACTCTTATTCAACGCCCTGACCCGTGCTGGGTGAGATGTAGTCGTATATGTAGAGAGCCCTTGGGCTTGAAGTCCTGCGCAAATGGCGTTCACAAATTTTCCGCCTATTCCTATTCCCTGATAGTCAGGCAAAACAACAGTTCTACTAATACGCCTAGCATTTTTAACATTGGCGTTAATTAACGGAAGTATTGCGGTTAATACGGCTGGTTGGTCATTAATTAAACCAACATAGATTTGTGCTGATTTATTTAAGTCAGCAGTTAGATAGTGATGCCGTGCGAATAGATGCCACGCTTCATACTTTGCCCATATGATTTCAAGTTTGACTTGTGGGCGGGGTTGAACCGACCCCCAAGTGAAGGCACCAATGTGCGGCTGATAAATCCAATCGGGTTGTAACCATTCTTCTATATCGTAATGGCAAGCAACTGCAACAAACTTTTGTTTTCTTGCTCTAACGGTTTTAGCAATAGCGGCAGAACCTATTTGTGCAACCGTTCTATCTATAACAGATGTAAATTCATCTACAACGGCTATATCTTTGCTTTCTGCCAATACTCTAGCCATAGTTACACGGAACTTTTCTCCGTTAGATAGATGTTCAAATGGTCTAAGCCATGCTGGCGGTGAACTAAATCCAACACTTGATAACATTTCTGTTATATCTCTTATTGCTAATTCTTTGGGAAAGTTATCTATAACGGCAGACTTATTATCCCAAACCATTTTTTCTGTTTGTAGTAATTGATTGCCAAACATTTCTTTTGCTACGGTAGTTTTACCTGCACCCGAAGGTCCAACAATAAGACCAACATTCCAATCTCTAGTGCTCAAATCAGGGATAGTGTTTTGAATTTCTGTAACACTATACTCGGCTGCTTGTAAATCAAACATACCCTCTAATTGCATTACTCGTGGTGTGCGAGCAATTTCTGTTTGTAATTTAATTATGTTCATTTTTGCCTCTCTTAGATAACTATTGCTCTAACCTTTAAACCTTCCTGAGACAAACGCAACAATAACGCCGTTTGGTCATTTTCATCTGCGCACTCAATTACTACTTCATACCGTTCTGCTATCTCTTTCATATCGGTATCAATTTCATCTCGTGTTTTTAAATCAAAATCTTTAAACCCAAAGTCATTAACATTCCAATCAGCAACTTTAAGTTCTCTTAATTGTGATAGTAATGTTTCGCTATCCCACGATGCCAGTTCTGCTGAACGGTTATCTGCTAATGCATATGCTTTAATAGTTTCTTCGTCCCAATCATCAGGCACTCTAGCAACTACTAAACCTTTCCAACCTATCTTTTGTGCCGCCTCTAATGTTCCATTACCAGCGACAACTACATTATCTTTTGTTATAACAATTGGTTTGCGTTGCCCAAATGTTTGTAATGATTTAGCAATAGCGTCTAAGTTTTTAGTGCTATGTCTGCGTGCATTATTGGGGTCTAATAACAAATCATCAATATTTACAATTTCTGTCGTTAATTCCATTATTTGCCTTTCTAAATTTAGTGAGAGGGTGCGTAAGGGACAACAAACGCACCCTCTCTTTTACCGCACTATTCCGAAGGGACTATCGGAGTGCGGGCTTCCTTTATTCGCAGGACATCTGCTAGACGGAATAGCGAGCGCCTTTTTTCCTTGCCAACTGGTGTTAGCAATTTGCGGAAAACTAATTGTCTTAAATTGTTAGGTGTGATGCCTAGTGTTAATGAAGCATTAATGCTATCCACTAATCCATCTTCCGTAGTTAGTTCTGTCATATTTGCCTTTCTAAGCCCATGGGTCGTCTATTGGGTCCTCTGCAATTATTTTACTTTCAATAGGTGCAATAGGTTCAACTGGTGCATTACGCGGAATAATACCGTAGTTATCTACATTAATTTCTAACGCTTTGCGTTCGTTATTTTCTTTATCAATAAAAGTATTAACGCTAAATTTGCCATTAATAATTACACGGCTTCCTTTGCGTAATTCTGTTCCTGCTCCCGTAGCATCTTTACCCCAAACAAAACAACGAAACCAAATTGTTTCTCCATCTTGCCATTCATTATCTTTTTTAACTCTTGGAGTATTTGCAAGATTAAAAGATGCAACTGTAACGCCCGTTGGTGTTTGTCTTAAATCTGGGTCGCTTCCTAAATTACCTGTTACGGTAATAATGCCTTCACCAGCCATAATTATCCTTCCGTTCTATGTAATCGTATTTACCTTCAACCGTTAGTCTAACAGTTGAACCGTTAGGCAACTGTAATGGATATTCAAATGGGTCAGCGTGTCGTGGAACTATATGTCCAGTTTCAGTTGCCAACTTTATGTTTAGGTGAACAGAATTAGTGCCTAAGTTATGGCACTTATGATGTAATGCTATTAAGTTATCAACGGTGTCTTTACCGCCTCTTGAACGCAATTTTCTATGGTGTAAAGCAAAATTTTCTGTTAGTCCTAATCCACATTTCTCGCAGTATGCTTCGCACCGTGCTAACACCAACTCTCGCAGATGTTTCCAATCGGTCATGTGATGCCTTCCTAGAATTTAATGAGGGGCTAATCGCCGTATCGGTTGAAGTGTTCGTCAATTACGCTTTCAGCGTTGAGCAAACTGCGGCTTAATTTAACTTTATCTATTACTCTTATTAACACGCCTTCTGTTTCGCCATATTCTTTAACGGCAGTTATTTTTGTAACTTGCCCATCATCATCATAAGCAACACCAGTAAGACCATCTAATACGGCACGAATTAATTTATCAATATCAGGTCGTATATGTGGTTCTTTGCGATTAACAGATTTAGGTTTTTTTAATGTAAATGTTAAATGCACTTCTACACTTTCTAATGCTTTTTGAATACCTACAAATTGTGCAGTATTAGAAATGTCGGCACGCCATAACGCTAAATCTTGCGCTCGCATATGTATTGCGTGTCCGTTAATAAATTTTAGGGAGCCTTGTGGAACTGGTCGCCCCTTTACAAAAAATTGGGTGCTAATACCAGTAATGGCTTCGCCAAAATTTCCATGCTTCACAAGGTGTGTCATAACGGTGCTTAATATAGCGCAAACCGTTAGATATTTGTTCTGCTGGGTCGCTACTATCCTCGTTAAGCATTTGGGCTATTCCATAAGCCGTGCTTTTTGGGTTATCTGCTAAATGGTTCCAAGCACTTTCTTTACCCCATAATTGAAGAAGGCATTTATATTCTGAAACTGGCAGATTTTGTTCATCTAATAACAATTTGGCGTATGCTTTTGGGTCGTTATAGGCAAGAACTGTTATATCTTCTTCATCTTTATGTGGTGCTTCTGCTTCTGCTGGCGCAATTATTACTAATAATAATGCTAATACGCCAGTAATAAGTAGTTTGGTTTTTATTAGGTTTGGCATTTCTACTCCTTAGAGAATGCGAGTTTTGCTCGCTTCCTGTTTATCGTAGTTTTCTGCTGATTTGTAATGGGAGAGTTCCCGCAATCTTTGCCCTAGTTCCTCACTTGTTGTAGATGTATTTTGGATATGCGCTCGTTCTGGGTCGCATACTGGGCAAAATCGTATGCCATCATACCAAGTTTCATTGATAAATTCCTCTCCTTCAAAGGTTGTTTTTATGCTATTTTTATATCTGACCCAAACATATCCGTTATCACAATCACAATCTTTATCCATTACAACTCCCTTCTTAGTTCGTTCAGTGCATCATTTATGCCCTTTTCGTGTCCTTCCTTAAACACAAAAGCCAATTCATTCATCGGCGTATCGTCTATACGCCTTTGTTCAATATTGCCAATTATTTTCATAATGAACTCGTAGTGGTCAATTAGTGCCATCTGTTTTATTTCCTAGTGCTATATCGGCGCAAATGGCTTGAACACCTAATAAAGCGTTATCTAATGACTTAGAAATCTTCATTATTTGGGCTCTATTTTCTAACGGTTTCCACGAACAAATATCTTCATAAATTTGTTGGCGTATTTGTTGTTCAAGAATTATCACGACCAATTTGGCTAAATCGGTGTGTTTTTTATCTGGCGTTTCTAATTGCAATTGCCCATCTTTTACATGCCAGTGTGGGGATTTGCACTTTGGATTAAAC